TTCTCCAAACTTATTGTACTGCAAGACCTGGTTTCTTACTAGGTTATAGAATTGACTAATGTAAGCCTCGTACCAATCCAATATTTCTTGGTCTATTGAGTTCTTGTTGTAATGCTCAATCTCCTTATCAGGGTAGCTTACAAGCAATCGGTCTAAGAATCCATTGTCTTTGTTTTCCATGGTGGATATCTGAGAGAATATACCTGGCTGAATGCCACCAAGAACAGGAATCAATGGGCTCTGCACAAAGCTACTCTTTGCAGTCTTCCGTGTTAGAATCGCTGCTTGGTTAGACCAACAGGACAACCAAAACTCAAGATCAGAACCAGGCTTGTACTTGTTCATGTCCTTAATCCATCCGTTCAGCTCATCCTTAAATACTGCGATTCCTACTTGGTTTTCCTCGTGCAAATCCGCTAAGGCCTCCACAGTAATATCATTTACTATCAACTGTTTTCTCACAGGCTCCCTAACTTCCTCCACATCCTTCTTTTCCTTTGCACTAAGCTTCTCGTACTCCTTGTACTTCTTGTACTCGTTCTGAAAATGCTTAATCTCAAAGCTATTCTTCTTAGCAATTGGGAAGATTATGGCATTTATACTAGGGGTCTTACCTAGACCTGCTTTACCAATCAAGCCAATCCAAATGTTGCAAGACTCTCTCCATCCTGTTTTTACCTCCACCTTGCAAGCATTACCGATGCAAAGCGACAGAAGCCAAAGTAAGCTACATCCCATGTAGTCAATAGAATGATTAAGTGTTTTCTGATTTAACAGAATATAACTCTGTATTGAGTCTGGAAACACATCAATCGGGAATATCAAGTCTTCCTTAGGAATCTCAATCTTCTCAATTTCTACCTTTCTAATCTTACGCTCTCCATAGCCTTCCTTGTACAACTCCTTAGCAGCAGCAGAGAAGTCCCCATTAAAGTACTTGTAAGCGTAGATACTAAACGGAGTCAGAGGGCTCTCGTGAGGGTAAATCGTGGCCGTAGTGAAGAGATAACACAGTCCAGTATCCTTGTAGATAAATCCATGCAAGGCATCCTTAGAATTAGTTTTTCTTATCACTATGCGGTCGGTCAAGTGCTTAACTGCCGTGAACTCATTTGCAATTAAGTCCAAGACCCTGTTTCTCTGATTATAATCCTCCCAAGGGGTCAATCCACTATACTCTGTATTCTCAACCTTGACTTCCACCTTGGCTTCATCGTAGTGGAAATATCTGCATAGGCTAAATAGAATGTCTCTCTCCTCTTCTGTAATCTCCTGGATTTGCTCATAAGACATCTCCGAGACTTGGTTGTCATAGATATAGATATACCCACCCGTACCCCTAGTTTCAATTAAGGCTTGAGAATGTCCCTTGAGAGTTGCAAGCTTTCTGTTGCCTTCAACCTTAGAGCATCTATATATAATATGATAACCAGAGTTTATGGTCTTATATATAACAAACTTTCTATTAAAGTCATCAATATGATCAGATATAAAGCTAACAAACTCCCCCCAAAACTTCTTTCCATCTTGGATGGTAGGAAATACCTTTAAGTCTACATCAATACACTCAACATTATAATAACCTGTTATAATACCGTACCCTTTGGTCTTGGATTCGAGCTTCTCTAATTCTGACTTTTCTATCTTTTTTGTCTGGTACTCCTTCCATAAAATCAGAGGCTTTTTACCCTCCGATATGGGCATTACGCTGAACCCTGAGTTCAGTAAATTGATTGCTCTTCCTAGCGTTACATTCATTTTCGTGTTTTACAAAGGTTTATAGAAAAATGGCATTTTTGGGCAAAAAAGTGTACACAAGTTTACACTTAGTTTACACCTAGTGTAAACCCCCCAAAACCCCCTATACTCTCTAGATTCGCAGATTTTAGGCCGTTTTTTGCCCTAGGTTTACAAGTTTACACTTTTTTTTAGAATATATTTTTTTTGACTAGGTGAAAATTTATTTTTTTTCATTTTTGCCAAAAAGTGTTCAAAGTGTTCACTTATTGCGATTGGAGCCAATGGAGGCCGATTTTGGTTTACACTTAGGTGTACACTTAGTGTAAACTAGTGTACACCCTCCTTCTTGGCTTTTCGCACCCAATGTGAGACTCTATTGTAGTCTAAATTCAGCTCTTTTGCGATGTCGCAAGTCCTCCACTTTTCCGCTACCATATTCTCTATTTGTCTCACTATTTTTATACTAAGGGGGTTGACCCTCCTCTCATTTGTGAGCTTTAGAATTTCACATAAATGATGGTATTTTATACCAGTCATATACATAATTTCTTTATATGATATACCCTTCTTATATAATTCAAGTACCTGATCTGCGTGCTTCATGTGAGAGCAGGTGTTCTTGGCTCTCTCGTTGGTCAACAGATACTCCTTGTATATATAATTATTAACTAAGTTTCTACTAATGTTTAATAAAGTAGCTATATTCTTATTCATTATTTTAAGTTTATATAGCCTAGCTATCTCGTCTTTCTGTTCTTGAGTTAGTGGTGTCATAGTTTTTCTTCTGCTTTAATTATTTCCTCTACCTGGTTTAGGCACTTGTGGAACACATCTCCACCCATGTCAATAGAATTGTGTAGCTTCTCAAACAAAGTAACTATCTCGTGGAACTGCTTGATAGTAGCATCTCCATTCTCATAGTTTTGTAGAAACGAGTATGCCTGACTTGACTTTCTCTTTAGAGCGTTAATCATGTTCTTATGCTTAGTCCGTAGGTCTAGGTCAAAGAATTTCAAGCTAGATACATCCTCGTAGTAGTCAAGCATGATTTCTTGAAGAGCTAGATATACCAAGTACTTCTGAGTGGATCGGTGATTGATTTCTGTTAGTATTTCTTCTCTAGTCATTTGTCTCCGTAGGTTTCTTCGTAGTAATTCTGTCCGCTCTCATAGGTCTTGACTGCATAGAACCAAGCACCTTCTCTGTGGGCCTCTGCAATCTGATCTCTCTCCTTGTACTTAGCTATCTCTAATACTTCCTTGGAAGACTTTCCATCATACCATGTGGAGGTTAGTTGCTCATGCAACCATTCTACTGCCGTCTGCTTTTTCATATCCCCATACCTTTTAAATACTCTCTGCACTCTAATACCTTGGCCTTTGCCATCTCAATCACCTGGGGGTCATAGTCAATGTCAAACTCCTTGATTCTGTACTTGTCTTCCACATGGGAGTAGCTTACGGGTTCCTCGTAAGTCAAGAACTCTGGGGTGTCCTGAAGGGTGTAAACCAACTTAGCCTTTTTTAAGCCCGTTAGGTGCATATAAACCTGTAACTGATAGTAATACCCCATGTCGGGAGTATCGTCAAACAGAGGGAAAGTAAAGCAGTCCCAAGAGGTTTTAAAGTCATAGACTATACCCTCCTGAAAACAATCTGGAGTACCTGTAAAGAAATCATCCTCGAAGTGGTCAAGGTTCTTAATCATGAAGTCCTTATTCATAGCTACCGAGTAAAACTCGATAGCCGTATCTTCAAGCGCCAATCCCTTCTGGATGTACTTTGACTTAATCTGCTTCTTTACTCCGTAAATCTGCTCCTTGTACCAATCCTCTAGGTAACTCTTAGTTGTCTGAGACAATGATTCTGTTTTACTCCGTGCGTTAGTCATCAATTGACCAAGGGCACTTGCTCTGCATTTAAAGTTCATGATAATAGAAGTTTTTCGTTTTGTGCTGTAAGAATATAAACCGACTTAATTTGCTCTAAGGTTACCTTGCCATTGGCTAAAGAATCTTTAGCACCCTGCCACTTTACATGAGATGGAGTTAACTCCTCTTTTTTACCACCATGATCGTTGGTAGAATCAGGGTCTTTTGTATCGTCAATTAAAAAGAGACCATTCAATGCATACTTTCGAGCATACGAGGAGGAACTACCAAAACTCTGCGCAACATCCATGCCCTTGCGGTTGATGTCGATGCCTGCCTGGGCAGTTACTGCTCTGCCTTCAGTTCTACCTTCTTTATCTACCTGAATAGATGCAGTAGCTTCTATGAAGACAAGACCGCCAACTTCTTTTACCTCGTCTTCAATAGTCAAGGTACATTCATACTTCAGAAGCAATGGCTTTACCGCTTCCAAGATATCCTCAACAGATCGGTACTTGTACTTGCCAAAGGCATTGAATTGATTCTTTGGAGCTTTAAGCTCGGATTGGATTGCAATTAGTTCTTTCATCGTTTTAAGTGTTTATATTTTTCTAGTGTTTTCATTTCTGCGTATCGGTAACTAATCTCATCCCAATACATCTCGAAGGTCTTCAGAATCTCTATTTTTTCACTATGGGGTACCTCCCCAAAGTTCTCTAGTATCCATTCTTTGATTCTATCCTCTACCATTGTTTATCCAGTTAGTTGATACAAATAATACCCATTGATTGCCTAATCTCTTAGGCGGATACACCCATTCCTCAGGCCATACACCTGAGCGGATAATCTGGTGAACCCTAGTAGATTTTTCGGTAAAGCCCCGTAGTACACCGTACTCGGTGGCAGTCATCATTTCGTAAAGCATTGTCTTACATTGGCTTCTAGTTGTTCAACAATAAAAGGGTCTAGGATGGCACAAATAACCCGATAGTGGTCTGTAAACCGCTCGTTGAGGTCATCGTACAACTCAAGGGTAAGGGACTTGCCATTGCCAAAGAATAGGTCTAGGACAATGCCTTCGTTGATGAAGGATTCAAGCTCCAGGCTAAAGCCTGACTGCTCAAGGATAAAGTGGTGATCTTTTAACATGATTGTGATTGTTTAGTGTGATGCTAAGGTACAAGAGTCTGCACAACAAATGCAAGAGAATTGTCAAAATTATTTTTGTTTTACACTAAGGGTAATTTTCTTGGATAAATGGTTTTGTTTTCCACTACCACCCCAGGTTGGTTTTGTTTTACACTACGGGGTTGAACCCATTTTATTTTCCACCAGGGGGTCAACCTGGTTTTGTTTTACACTACAGTACTTTCGATTCTGTTTTACACTATGGCTATTTTTCCGCCATGTTTTACACTATGGGGTTTTCCGCCATGTTTTACACTATGGGGTCGGGTCGGCCGTGCCCATTCGTAGGTCGGTCGGTCGGTCGGTCGTGACATGGCAACCTAGCTACCTACAAAGGCAAAGGATGGCATTTTTAAGGCCGTGGTAAAGAGATATTTTTATTTTAATGTAGTGACATAGGAGAAAATTTAAAGGTCTTAAAACGGCTTAAAATAGGTCAAAATTAAGGCTGTATTTTTTGCAAATTGTAGGCCATACAGTCTAGACCGTACTCGATCGAATAACCTATTTTAAATAAGTCTTTTTCAAGCTGTATTAAGTTAGCGTACGTTTGTTCCTTTGCAATGTAGGTAACCAATAAAGCCCGCAAATTTGCGGGCCATAATTCAGGATATTCGAATAGGTCAAACATTTTCTGTAGTGTTTTAAGGTAAAGAAAAAGCCCTAATTAAAGGGCCTTATTTTAGTGTATCAATAAGCCTATTTTGTTATTTTGAGTAAGCCATTTTGTAGCAAGAATATCCAAGTAAGAAGAATCCGTGTAGCCTTGTTCCTGCATTTCTTCAGACGAATAGAAAATTTTAGAATGGCGTTCTGTTTCTTGGTCTATCAATTCGTCGTTCTTTGATCCAAGGGAAAAAATTAGGTCAAAATTTTCGGGCAATTCAATACCACGAATAAACGAATGGGATTTTGTATAGGCATAAAAACGGACGGACGGATTAAGACGGGCTATTTGTAGCCATTTTGCAAAGTATGCAGGACTATAAAAGTCCCCGCTATCGTGAATTCTAACATAGGTTTGCTTATCCTTTTTTACTTTGCTTAATTCATTGGATATCAAGTCAACAAAATTTTCTTCTTTGCTAGCCTCGTAACGCTTGGTTAAAGCCCTTTCTACATTGCCAAAACGATACATTCCGCGTTTTGCGTAGCAAAGTTTCAAACAAGATCCCGCAAAAGGGCATGTAATTTTCCCGCTTTTTTTATCGTTACCTGCAGGGATTGAAAAATTGAAAATCCTAACATTGAATTCCTTTGCTGTTTTCTGTAGCTTGGTATTACCGTTACCTAATAAATTTTGAGTTTTCATATTCGTGTAGTGTTTTGGGTTGGGTTGATTAAAGTAGTTTTAAGCCTAGCATGTATCCAAGGAAAAATATAGGCAAAAGGGCAATAATGTAGTAAAGTACTAATCCGATTTTTTTAAGTGCTTTTTTCATGTCGATAAATATTTAAAGGATTGAAACAAAAGAAGCCGTCGCAATTAATCCAAATCCCAAAGCCGGACTAATTACAAAAGCGAAAAATACTAGTGAAACAAGGCCAACAAATGCAAGGGCCAATAAATTTGCGGTGGTGTTTGTGTTTTTCATTTTCTTATCTGTTTGGTTTAAAATATTTGGTGTTTGGTCTAATTCGTTTTCGAATACTTCAAGTAGGGTTTTCATTATTTAAAGGGTTTGATTTTTCGCCATTCTTTCGATTCTCTTTATAGCGTTTTCGAATGACTTATCATTATCGTACATTTTATACCTTGTTTCATTGGAATAAATTTCACCTTTTTTCGTTCTATCGATCATATGGTCTATTCCTTTTCTGTTTGATCTTGATATACTATAAATAATCGTAGAATCGCCAATTTGTATTTTTAAATTGATTATTTTAAAGCAATAGTTTTTTTCCCCGTTTTCTTCAGTAATCCAAGAATAAGTAACGCGTTCGAAAGTTTGAGTAAGTAAGTCCATTTTTGCGTTTGTGTTTATGTTTATACAAATATATTACAAGCTTTTGTAACTTCAAAGCCTTAAGGGATATTTTTTTTAATATTTATTTATTTATTTTTTTAAACTACCTTTGGTTTGGTTAACCGAAAAAAACCAAAATTAGTTAGCATGACAACTAAAAAAGAAAACAGGGGAGGACCAAGGCCAAATAGCGGTAGACCACCAAAGATCCAAGAAATAAAGCTAATTGAACAAATGGATTCCCTTTGTATCCCAGACCAAATTTGGAAGGCCTTACTTTACAAATGTGAACAAGGGGACACGGCCGCCATAAAACTTTGGCTATCGTATCGGTTTGGCTTACCCAAACAGCAAGTAGATATAACTAGCAACGGGGAAAAGATAGCCCCGCCTATTCAGTGGATCGGTAAACAAGTTGCAATTGAGAACGCTAAGATAGTAGATGAGGATGATATATAACTACATGAATACCAAGTATATAGGGGGTACCCCTTGTGCTGAGTGTATGCAACAAGGTTGCAAATTGGAATTCCCCAATTAAATAATTTACCCTAGGGGGGGGTATATTTCCGAGTGTACAGGAATGAAACGAAAAATGGAAATCCCGAATTAATTAATTTAGCTATGATTCAACTTTTAGACGATTACAAGCCATTATTCTACGAGCAGCCTGACACGAGGTACTATTTGATTACTGGAGGGAGAGGAAGTGGTAAATCATGGACTTTGGCTTTGTTTCTGCTGAACTTGACTTATGAGAAGGGCCATGTGATTCTTTTCACTAGATACACCTTGGTATCTGCGTTTATTTCGATTATTCCAGAGTTCTTGGATAAGATTGAGATAATGGGCAAGATGAATGACTTTGATGTTACTCAGAGTGAGATTATAAATAAGTTGACTGGGTCAAAGATATTGTTTAGGGGTATTAAAACTAGTAGTGGTGTAAATACTGCGAACTTAAAGTCGATTGCTGGGTTGTCGACATGGGTAGTGGATGAGGCGGAGGAATTGACAGACCCTGAGATATTTGATAAGGTGGACTTGTCGATACGAGCGAAGGATAACTACAACAGGGTAATATTGGTGATGAACCCATCGTACAAGAGTCATTGGATATATAAGGACTTTGTAAAGAATAAGAGAAAGGACACGACCTATATTCACACGACTTACTTGGATAATAAGATAAACTTGAGTGAATCGTTTGTGCAGGCTGCGGAGAAGACTAAGCGAGAGAATAGGGCGAGGTATGACCACTTGTTCATGGGTACTTGGTTGGATGATGCTGAAGGGATGTTGTGGAACAGGGCTATCATTGGCAAGGCGAGGGTTGATGAAGCTCCGAACTTGAAGCGGATTGTGGTTGCGTTAGACCCTGCGGTGACTGCGAACATGAACAGTGATGAGACAGGTATTATTGTGGTTGGGAAGTGCAAGGAAGGGTTTGGGTATGTGTTGGAGGATTTGAGTGGGAAGTATTCTCCGAATCATTGGGCGAAGATTGCAAACGATGCTGCGTTTAGGTGGAATGCGGATTGTATTGTGGCAGAGAAGAACCAGGGTGGAGACATGGTCGAGGCTGTGTTGAAGGCACAGGGGACTACTACGAGGATTAAGCTAGTGTCTGCTACGAAGGGTAAGTATGTGAGAGCGGAGCCTGTGTATTCGTTGTATGAGAAGGGGCAGGTGTACCATGTTGG